GCCTCGCGCTGGATCGTGGCTCCCTACCCGGGCGCGACCTACCGGGCGACCTATCCAACGAGCGCGGCCATCGATGGGGTGCGCAACAAAACCAGCAACGGCCGGGTGCTGATCACGACCGACGGCCAACCGACGCCGTGCTACTGCGCCAGCGGGCGCGTCACCGAAACCTCGAGCACCGGCGCGAAGACGCAGTACTGCAGCGCAAGCATCACCCCGACAACGGTGGCCGCGTGCCGACTCCGATGAGCCGCAGCGCGAGCCTTTTGCAAGGCACAATCCGGCTCGTCAGGGCACAGCAGCAACTGGCCCTGCAGACGACGACCCTCATCAACCTCCTCGAAGGAACCGACATGGCAACCGAAGCACAACTGATCGCGTCCCTGGACGCCAACACCGCCAAGACGCAGAAGATCGTGGCCGAAGTGACGGCAGCGACCGCACAGATGGCGGCAGCGCTGGCAGCCGCCGGCAACACGACTCCCGCGGTCGACGAAGCGATGGCGCGCCTGGACGCGGCACTGACCGTCGCCGACGACCTGAACCCCGACGCGCCCGGCGTGGCGCCGGATGGCGGCATCGTCGCCCCCTGAAGACCGGGCGCCGCCAGGCGCCACCGAAGACTGGATCGGCCAGGCATTGCGCAAGCATGTCCTGGCCGGTTTACCGTTGGGACACGAACCAGACACGAGCGCCGCGCGTCGCCAGGACGCAACGGTAAGGGCCCTCGAGGAGGCGGTGGGGCCGGACCCTGTACCATCGGGCGCTGATCCACGTGGAACACCCCGAAGGGACACATAGCGGTGGGACAAAAACAACACGACGACCCGGGGCCGTTGCGAAACCGCATCGTCGGCGAGGGTGAGGAAGCGCCCGACCAGCTGCTCGCCAACCCGCTGAACTGGCGGGTTCACCCGAAGCACCAGGCCGACGCGCTAGAGGGCCTGCTGCAGCAAGTGGGGTGGGTGCAGCGGGTCATCGTCAACAAGCGCACCGGGCACCTCGTGGACGGCCACCTTCGGGTGCAAGTCGGGATGCGCCGCGGAGAGCCGACCATTCCGGTCCTCTACGTCGACCTGACCGAAGACGAAGAGCGCTTGGTCCTGGCGGTCATCGACCCGATCAGCGGCCTGGCCGGGACCGACCAGACCCTCCTCGACCAGGTGCTGGCCGGCCTTTCTGCCGAGAACGACGCGCTCGCGGCGATGCTCGAGGATCTGCGCAGCGAGGAAGCCGCGGGCGAGGAAGAGCGCGGCGGCACCGACGACGACGAAGTGCCGATTCCCGGCGAAAAGCCGGTCAGCCAGCGCGGCGACATTTGGATCCTGGGCCGGCACCGCCTCATGGTGGGCGACAGCACGGCGCCGGCCGACGTCGAGGCCCTGATGGGCGGCAGCAAGGCGGACATGGTCTGGATGGACCCGCCCTACAACGTCGACTACGAAGACGCGGCCGGCAAGACGATCATGAACGACAGCATGACCGACAAGCTGTTCCGCAAATTCCTCCTCGACGCCTTCGCCTGCGCCTTCGAGGCGACGAAGGACGGCGGGCCGATCTACATCGCGCACGCCGACTCCGAGGGCCTGAACTTCCGGGCGGCGACGATCGAGGCCGGCTGGTTGCTGAAGCAAACCGTGGTGTGGGTGAAGGACGGATTCACGCTCGGGCGCCAGGACCATCAGTGGCAACACGAACCGATCCTCTACGGCTGGAAGCCGGGCCAGGCGCACTGCTGGTACGGCGACCGCGACAAGTCCACGGTCGTCGACGACACCCCGGACCTCCGCAAGCTGGGCAAGCCGGAACTGATCGCAGTGATCAACGACATGCGCAACAGCGGCAACACGACGATCGTCCGCTACGCGAAGCCGGCGAAGTCCGACCTTCACCCGACGATGAAACCCGTGGCCCTGGTGAAGCACCAGGTGCGCAACTCGAGCCGGCATGGCGAAGTGGTCCTCGACCTCTTCGGCGGCAGCGGCACGACGATGATCGCCTGCGAGGCGCTGGGCCGACGCGGGCGCCTGATGGAACTCGACCCGATCTACGCCGACGTCATCGTCCGGCGCTGGCAGGCCTGGACGAAGGGCGAGGCCAGGCGCCTGCGGGACGGGGCAACCTACGACATCGCGGCGCAGAGCGCTGGCGCGGAGACTTGATGCATGGCGGCAGGCAACACCACCGCGGCTGCGCGGGCGCTCAAGCTGACAAGGCAAAGCGCCGCGCTCGAGCTACGTCGCGCCGGCCAGGACTATCGGGAGATCGGGCGGCGCCTGGACGTCAGCAAGAGCCAGGCGCACCGCTACATCCGAGACGCGCTGCGCGAGTGCGTCGAGCAGATCAACGGCAGCGCCGACCAGCTGCGGGCAGAGGAACTGAGCCGACTGGACGGGATGCTTGGCGGCCTGTGGGCCGACGCCAAGAAGGGCGACCCGGCCGCGGTCGACCGGGTGCTGAAGATCGGCGAGCGCCGAGCCAAGCTGCTCGGCCTGGACGCGCCGGCGCGAGTCGAGCAAACCGGGAAGGACGGCGGGCCGATCCTGACACGCAATGACGGCATCGACCTTGGCGCGCTCACCGACGAAGAACTCGCGGCCTACGAGGGCCTTGTTCGCGCCGTTGAAGAGCGTCGGACAGGTGGAGCAGGAGTGGCAGCGCCGCCGGCTTGACCTCTACGTGCCGGGCATGGACCCGTCGCTTGTCCCGGCGGCACATCACCGCCTGCTGATCACAAGCCTGCACGCGCTCTACAGCGGGCAGATCCGGCGCCTGATGGTCTTCTGGCCGCCAGGGCACGCCAAGAGCACCTACGCAAGCCACTACGGCCCGGCCTTCTACATGGCGCGCCACAAGCGGCGCAACCTGATCCATTGCTCGCACACGATGGACCTGGCCGAGCGCTTCGGCCGGAAGATTCGCAACACGCTCCTGAGCCCGGAGAGCATCGACCTCTTCGGCCAGGTCATCACCGACGACAGCCGGGCCGCGGGCCGATGGGAAACGCTCAGTGGCGGCGAGTATTACGCGGCGGGCGTGGGGGGCGCGATCGCCGGGCGCCGGTCGCACCTGGGCCTGATCGACGACCCGGTCAAGTCACGCAAGGAAGCCGACAGCCCGACATACCGGGAGACGACCTGGCAGTGGTACCTCGGCGACTTCCGCACGCGCATGCTGCCGAGCGCGGGCATCGGGATCATTCAGACCCGGTGGCACGAAGACGACCTCTCGGGCCGGATCCTGCCGAAGAACTACGACCATCGAAGCGGGTGGGTCACGGCGCGCGACGGCGAAAAGTGGATGGTCCTGAACTTCCCGGCAATCTGCGAGCGCGAAGACGACGGCACCGGGAGAGCGATCGGCCAGGCGCTGTGGCCCGACTTCTTCACCCTCGAGATTCTCGAGCAGGAGAAGATCACGCAGGGCAGCCGCAACTGGGATGCCCTGTACCAGCAGCGGCCGCGGCCAGGCGAGGGCGGCATCTTCAAGGAAGCCTGGTGCAGGCACAACCGATACGGCGTGCTGCCGGACATGGCCCGCACGATCGTTCACTCCTGGGACACCGCGCAAAAGCCAGAGCAGATCAACGACCCGAGCGCGCTGACCGCGTGGGGCTACGGCCGCGGGCTGCCGGGCTACTACTTGCGGGAAGCCTACGCCGAGCGCATGGATTACCCTACGCTCAAGCGCAAGGTGCTCAACTTCGCCGAGCGCGACCGACCGGCGGCAATCCTCATCGAAGACAAGTCGAGCGGCCAGTCCCTCATCCAAGACCTCCGCAATGACACAAGCCTCCCGGTCATCGCCATCGAGCCGATCGGCGACAAGACATTCCGCGCGAACGAAGTGTCGGCAATGGTAGAGGCCGGCCTCCTGCACCTCCCCGAAATTGCGCCGTGGCTGGTGGACTATGAGGGCGAGCTATTCGGCTTCCCGCTTTCGACGCACGACGACCAGGTCGACAGCACCACGCAATTCTTGCAGTGGGTGCGCGCGAGCACGCTGCGCCTAGAATCCGCGGGCGCCGGCCTGCACCGCACCATCGCAGATCAGATGACAAGCATCGACCCCGAGCAGCGCGGAGGGTACGGATCGGTCGGCCGCCAGAGCGGCGACATGTCGGGTTTTAACTGAGGGCACACACATGGCTACTGACCCGAAGGCGGCGAAGCCGCAGGCGCCGAAGATGGGCGAGATCGCGCCGCCGGAGAGCGCGATGTACCCCCTGCAGCTTCAGAGCATGAAGGCCGCGCCCTTCATCGAGATGCTGCAGCCGGAAGACACCGTGCTCGCCAGCAAGGGCGGCATCGACAACCTGCGAATCTACAAGGAACTGCTGCGCGACGACCAGGTGGCCTCGACCTGGCAGCAGCGGCGCCTGGGCCTGACGAAGTGCGACACGATCGTCGAGCCCGGCGGAGAAGACGCGCTGTCGAAGGCCGCGGCCGAGGCGCTCGAGGAAGAACTCGAGGAACTCAACTGGGACGACGTCACCGACAAGATGCTCTACAGCGTCTTCTACGGATGGGGCGTGGCCGAGGTCATATGGCGGCCGAACGGAAGCCGGGTGAGCTTCGACAAGATCGTGGTGCGGGACCGCGCGCGCTTCCGCTTCAACCGGATCGACGAACTCTACCTGTGGACGATGAAGGGCGGGTGGGTGCTCATGCCCGACCGGAAGTTCTGGTGCGCGCGTAGCGGCGGCGACCATAGCGACGACCCCTACGGCCTGGGCCTGGCGCACTCCCTCTATTGGCCCGTGTTTTTCAAGCGCAACGACATCAAGTTCTGGCTGGTCTTCCTCGAAAAATTCGGGATGCCGACCACGATCGCCTCGCTGCCCCCGGGGGCCACGCAGGATCCCGAGCAGCGCCAGAAGGCGATCGAGATGCTGCAGCAGATCGCCACCGACGCGGGTCTACCGCCACACCGAGCCGGCGGAAGACCTCAACGCGAGGGCGGAGCGCGACAGCAAGATCAAGGCGCTCGGCTACAGCCCGACCGAGGAGTACATCAATGAAACCTACGGCGAAGGATGGGAGAAGGCCGAAGTGCCAGAGGCCCTGGCCGCCGCGCCTGGGATGCCGGGCCCGCGTGGTTCACGCCAGGCGCCTGGCGCGCCT